GCTTTTGTTATTGGCCCTGCGGTTGCAGGGGCTTTGGGTTTGAAAGTCGGGACAGCTACTTATGGTTTGGTATCCGCTCTTGCTGGTGGGGTTTCTTCCGCAGTTGGTATGTTGGCCGTAAATGCCATAGCGCCCCCTATCACTGCATCTATCGCTTCAGCTACCCAGTATTCTTATACCGACAGTAATACGTATTCAATAGGAGCTGCTACCAATCAGATAAATCAATATGGCCCGGTTCCGATTTTGCTCGGAAAATATCGGATTACTCCGCCTTACGGCGCACGACCATTTACAGAATCGTCCGGTAATGATCAATATGTTAACATGCTGTTTTGTGAAGGTCACGGTCCCATTGTCAAGACAAATTTAAGGCTGGGCGAAACCGCCCTGGAAGATTTTGACGACGTTACCACCGAAATAAAAGACGGCAGTGATTCATCTCAGGTATCGCTTTTCCCCAGCGATGTTTACCAGGATGATTTGTCTATTCAATTGACATACGCGAACGGGTGGCAACAGAGGACCACTCAGCCCAATGTGACCAGAATTCTTTTGGATTTCACTTTTCCGAACGGTATCGTAGAAATATTGGACAGTGGAAAAAGAATAACAAATTCAGTTACGTTTCAGGTGCAGTCAAAATTAACATCTGCCTCTGCTTGGACGAACCACGGTACTTTTACAAAAACGGGCGCCACCACTTCTACGATCCGGCACACCTTCCCCATAAATGTGGCAATCGGTCAATACGATGTTCGTGTTGTTCGGGTTACTGGAGACCCCACAAGTAGTCAGGTCATAAACGCGTCTTATTGGACAGCTATCCGGTCGTACCAGCCTGGTTGGCCCATAACCGAGCCATTAACAAGCAAAACAGCGGTCAGGATTAAAGCCACTGAGCAACTCAACGGCACCCCAGATAATTTCAACTGTATTGGGTCTTTGAAGTGTTTGGATTACACACCGAGCTCAGGGACATGGGTTGTCAGAGAAACAACAAATCCAGCCTCCCTTTATCGATATGTTCTCCAAGGTCCTGGAAACAAACGCCCTAAAACAGATTCTCAAATAAATTTAACCAATTTGGCCGAATTCTGGGAACATTGCAATGACAACGGTTTTGAATTCAGCCATTACGTGGATTATCGGTCAGACATAGAAACTATTTTAGATATGATAGCCGCTTCTGGTAGAGCCGCAAGGGGATACGTGGACGGCAAGATTGGGGTCATCATGGACCGGCCCCAAACAAGTTATGCCCAGACATTTACTCCCCGGAACTCCTGGGGCTATAAATATGAAAAGCTGTTCACTGATTTACCCCATGCCTTTCGAGTAAAATTCCGCAACAGGGACAAGGATTACCGTGAAGATGAGATCATGGTCTATGACGATGGGTATTCCTCTGCTAATGCGACAAAATTTGAAGAGCTATCTCTTTCAGGGGTCATCTCTTCTGATTTGGCGTGGAAGCACGGAAGATACCATATTGCCGTTGCTCGGTTAAGACCGGAGCGTCATACTTTTTCCGCTGATTTTGAACACCTGGTATGCACTCGCGGGGATTTAATCGCTTTTCAAAATGACGTGATTGCCGTTGGTATGGGTTCTTCTCGGGTTAAATCTTACGAATTTGACTTACTTGAAGAAAATATTGTATCGATTACGGTTGATGCCGAGTGCATAATGACAGCCGGAAATGTATATAGTATCAAGGTTGCTAAGTTTGACGGCACATCTGTAACAATACCCCTGGAAACAATTGAAGGAGCTCATACTGTTTTAACCGTCGAAGGTGATTGGCCCAATCTTTCGGCATACATTCCTGATGCGGGGGCCTTGGCTATGTTTGGGGAAAGGGAAGAGATTTTTATCGAGTTGATTGTTAAGGACATCAATCCGATCAGCGACTTGTCGGCTGAATTGGTCTGTATTCCACACGCCCCGGAAATACACGAAGCCGATCAAGGGACAATTCCCCCATTTGAATCTCATCTTTCCGATGAGCAGCAGTTGTCTCCGCCAGTGATAAAGACGATTAGAACCGGAGTGGATCTGGTTGTTATAAAAAGCGACGGGTATATTCCCAGGGCTGAAATATTGCTTAAACAAGCTTCTACTTTTTCGTCTGGTGTATCTATAGACGTTTTGTATAGGATTTCTGGTACAGACGATTGGGTAAAACCGGTCGTAGAGGATGTCACTGGTTCCAGCGTGATTGTTTCAGGCATTTCTGAGGGGTACTATTATGATTTTAGGGTGAGATTTAATCATCCGTCTACGATTCCCTCTTCATGGGCTTATTCATACGCGGTTTTGATCGTGGGGGTGACTGCCCCTCCTTCGGATGTAAGCGGATTTTCAATTAATATTTTGGATGCCGCGGCGCATTTATCATGGGATACTCCGATAGACAGAGATATTTCTCATTTTGTTCTGAGATACTCAACTAAAGTGTCGTCTGCGAATTGGGCTTCATCTTCTATTTTATTGCAAAAAATTCCAGGTAATTCCACTTCTGTTACGGTCCCGGCAATGAAAGGCACCTATTTAATAAAAGCCGTGGATATTGCTGGCAATGAAAGCGTAAACGCGGCCCTTATAGTTACAGAGATTGCAACCCTGTTAAACATGAATGTTATTGAGATTATCACGGAAGATCCGAGTTTCAGCGGAGTTAAAGATCAGGTTGAGGTTGATGGTCTGGGGTATTTAACCCTGTTGGGTTCCGATGTTTTTGATAGAGCAGATTGGTTCGAGGTCGATAATTTTTTTACTGGAAGCTCCGGGGATTCCGGAACCTATTATTTTGATTCCGGGATTGACCTTGGCGGGGTGTATACATCCAGAATCACGCCCACGATGGTCCTTACCGGGCTTTCCACATTAGAAGATGTTTTTGCCCGTGAAGATTGGTTTGAGGCTCTGGATTTCTTCGGGGAGGTCTCCGGAAAATATGAAGCGAATTTATATATTAGATCAACAAATGACGAACCGGCAGACTCCGGCGCTGTTTGGACTGATTGGCAAAGATTTATCATAGGGGATTACCCTGGAAGAGGTCACGAGTTTAAGGTAGTGTTGATTTCACATGAAGCAGGCATCGCTCCAGGTATAGGCGAATTGAGCATCGAAATAGACATGCCTGACCGGGTAATAGCAGAAGACGATATCACAGTTACTACAGCCGGGCACGCAGTAACTTTTTCCCCGGTATTCAAAGCTTTGAAGGGGGTTGCTGTTTCGGGCCAGGACATGGCTACCGGCGATTATTACAGGATAACATCAAAATCAGAAACAGGATTTACTTTAACTTTTTACAATAGTTCCAATGCAGCAATTGAGAGAACCGCTGACTACGTGGCTATTGGATATGGAGGATTGCAATGAGTCAGGCAACAACTTGGAGCGTACCCTTAGTTTCCCCGGCGTCTCCCACAACTATGGCCACAAGGATGGATGAGAGCTTAAACGCTTTGCTTTCTGGCCACAAGGGGAGTTCGCGGCCAGCTTATGCGGTGGCTGGCATGGTATGGGTAGACGATACTGCCACGCCCTGGATTGTGAATGTTTGGACCGAATCGGTGGATATCCCCATTGGGGAAATAAACGCGACTACTGAAGAATTCTTTCCGTATACCGGAGCTGGACTGGCGGTAACGGAAGGCAGGATGATAGGAGAACCGTTCGCCCTATTCGACAATATAACTGGTGTTTCTGCCCCTGATAATTCAGGTACGCGAAAATTCATTAAACTGACCGCTGGTTTAACTGGTTCAGGGGCATACAATGAAGGTCTACTAACGAACGAATCCGTCACCGGGACGGCGCCTCTTGTTGAGGCAACCGCCGAAATAGCAACAGGTCCCCTCGCCGGTCAGACTGTCCACCTCATGAATTCAGAAGGATCGTTTTTAAGGGCCGGTACAAATGCAGGAGTGTTACAACAAGACCAGATCCAAGGCCATTGGCACAACCAGCATGAACTCACTGGATCAACCATTGACTTTATAGGTGGGTCATCCGCTGACTATGGTTTAAACACCTTAGCAACTGGAACCGCGATAGCCTCGGTTCATGAGGCCAGGTCGGATGGCACTAACGGAACGGTGAGACTTGGCACTGAAACCAGATCAAAGAACGTGTCAGCAACCTTTTATATGAGGATAGTATAATGCCATACATAAAAGAAGATAAGATAAGCACTGAGCCGTTTTCAGGCGGCATTGAAATCACCGAATCAGAATATCAGCAGGCTTTAGAAGCTAAGTTGAACGGCCAAGAAGTCAAGGTCCAATCGGGGGTCTTGAAAATTCTGAGTTCTGAGAAAAAATCAATATGGTCAACCTCTGATAAATCCAAAAAGCAAATTTCAGTTGATGCTGATATCCCAGACGGTTACTCCGATATTGAACCAGGGAAGTTTGACGAATGGACTGATGGCCAATGGGTTATAAATTCAGAGGCCCATAAAAAATCCCTCAAAGTTCAATACTGGCGAGAGTATCTTGACTATCTGGACCTTGGATTTGAGTTCAGAGGGGTTCTCTATCAATGCTCACCTGATGATATTGATGATTGGGAGAAACTTAAAATATACATTGAGGCTCTTCCTGGAGAAACAGTAACGCAGCTTAGGGGCGCTGACAACAGTATGAATGACATCACTATTGCTGATTTTTTGGCATTTTTTGTTCCGGCTTTGGGCCAGCACGTCATGGCAGCGCGGCGGATTTATTGGGCCAGGGTGGATGCGGTAGTTTAATGGGTATAAATGCGGGAACTTAAAATTAACTTAATAAGGACTAAAAAGTAATGACAATAATCGACGATATACTGGCACTTGACCAGAAAGAAAAAGATTATTTTGCTTTGAACGGCAGGTATGTTCAATGTCTTCAAACGCCAGAAACTATACCCCTTGCTGGAAGTGAAACGGTTTTTATAAAGCTCCGGAAACCAGGAGATGAAGTGGATGAGATTGAGTTCATTCCCGCCGCAAAAGACTACGCATTCGCGGTTGATGTGTGGTCTATGAAAGAAGGGACTAACACAACAACAGGCTTTATTATCAAGGCCAAACGCGACCTTAGTAACGGAATAATTGAAACAGTAACCAAAGGAGAATCATTATGAAAAAAATTGTTTTATTGGTCGTTGGGTTGTTTATTTTTTGTACCTCAGCATGGGCAGACATTACTGCTCATCCGAATTATCAGAGTATCAGATCCAGAAAAAACATCATCGTAGGCTTAATTAAAGGTCAACAGGCTGTGTATTTTGCCCAACACGGGCGATACTTCCAAGGGCTTTTAATTCCCTCTCAAGTAGCATGCAATGGATCTACAGAAGTAGGAGTTGATTATGGTTCTCATCCAGACGACCAGTCAGATTCGTGGGGTACTTGGTTGCCCGATGTTTTTAATGATGATTTTCGCACAATTTTTAACGTCCGAGTAAATGTCATTCAACGGTTAGAAGAGCACGGCTATGAAATTTTGTTCTCTTTGGTAAAAGAAGGCCTTGGCCCAGACCCTTACGGGCAAGATGGGGATTTGTGGAAATATAGATATGTTTATGGACCTCTTCACGGCAGCGGGGGCATAACTGACGACTGGTACATTGAACCCCCGGAGGTAGAGCCTTAATGGCTAACGATTTTACAGGAGATCCCAATTGCGTCGCTCTATGGCGTTTTGAGCCAACCAACTTGCTGGCTGATTCTATTGGTACGAACGATATATCTGATAACAACACGATTGCCTCAAACACTACTGATCATATAGAGGGGGCAGGCTGTGCAGATTTTGAGCAGCTTAACGATGAGTACGGTGATATTCTTGATGCCGATCTGTCAGCAGGCTTCCCTTTTAAGAGTGGAGACACAAATAAAAAAATAACCGTGTGTGGCAGGCTTAAATTTGAAACAGCCAATACCACTCAGTACATATTATGTAAAGGAGAGAATGGCACAAACAAACGAAGCTTTGCTATATACAATAATAACAATAAGTTGGGTGTTCTGTTGGGTTACAGTGGAGGAGCTTCTTTTGAAAGTGTTTACTTAACTTCAGCGGTATTAGTCGGGCGGTTTTACAGCTATGGAGCGACATATGATGACTCAGACAAAAGCTACCGGTTACGCGTTTGGGATCATACAGCCGATGCTTTATTACAAGAAATAACCGGAAATTTCACAAATAATGTCAATATAGAAGACGGTAGCCTATTCATTGGGTCTCGGGATGGTGGGGCGGTCTCCTTTGATGGGTTGATGGATGAGACAGTTGTTTTTAATGATATCAAAACCGCCGATAAAATAGATCAGATCAGGGCTGGTACTTATGCACCAGGCGGTTCAGCTTTATCGCCTATAGAAGGTAATTTGGCCGCTGCGGTCGATATGTCATCAACCATGATGGGCAAGATAGGATCAGGCGGCCAGGTCAATACAACCGCCGGACAGTCTATCATGGCCCAAGCTGGCCAAGAAGGTAAGCAGGGTTCAGTTGACTCAGCTTTTGAAGCATTCCTTTCTATCCTGGCCGGAAAACTCGGCAATCAGGGTGCTATTGATTCCACTGTATCTTTAACCGGGCTCCTGTTCGGCAGCACGGGAGAAGTCCAACCGCTTTTTGAGGGAACATTGTCCGGGGCCGCCGGCGTAATGGCTGCCGAATTATCTGGGCAAACCGGTATCAGCGGAGAGCTTTTATCTCAAATTTTAACAGGGGCCTCTTTGGCCGGGCAGCTTGGCGGATCAGGATCATATACTGTTCAGCTTGCAGGGATTTCAGCTCTCCTTGACGGTCTGCTTGGAGTATCAGGTGAGATTTCTACGAGCATTTCAGCCGGTGCGGACATGGCTGGCAAACTGGGAATCTCTGCCGAGCTGGTTGCCTCTTTAAGTGATTTCGGCTTGCAGCTTATCGAAATATCCAGATCAGAGCGGATTTATCAAATTATTATATCAACTAAAACCGGCCGGGCGGTCTTCTTGGCGCCCAAAACCGGGACAATAAATATATCAACAACATCATAAAGAGGATTTTATCATGACGCTTGGCATTAAAGTAGAGATTCGAAACGGGTTTTTGGATGACATCAAAGCGGCAATCGATGCTGGATCAGGGGCCGGGAAACTTAAACTTTACACCGCCACCAGACCGGCCACTGGTGCTGCGATTACAACCCAAACGCTTCTGGGAACAGTTGTTTGCTCCGATCCGTGCGCCCCGGCTGCCGATGCCGGGGTTCTAACTTTTTCGGCTTTTACGGATGATGAAGATGCCGATGCTTCCGGGGATGCCACATGGGCCAGGTTAACAGATTCATCTGACAATTTTGTAGCCGATGCCAGCGTGGGGATATCCGGCTCAGGGGCTGATATAATCCTCAATTCAGTTTCAATTGCGGCCGGTGGAATTATTAGAATCACATCCGGTACGCTGACTGCCGGGAACGCGTAGTCATGGCTGATATTGTTGGGGAGGGGAAATCCTCTTCGCATCCATATTCTCTGTTGGATGCCGATGGAGTTACTGTAGAATCCGTAGAAGCACTAAAATACAAAGTTTCAGATGGCGTTACTGACCTGGTGCCCTGGACAAATCTGCCACTGACCGGGATCGGAACAATAGAAGTTCCTGGCCCGGTTAATCGGATCAGTTCGGCCAATCTGAATAAACGATATCTCACCATTTTTGCAGTTCATGATGGCGGGAGGCATTTGCCGGAGGAGATCGTTTATTTAATCAATCCACTGGTGGGGATTGACCATGATACTGTGCCGACAACATGATAAGGGTTAAGCTTTCTAATCTTTTTTTTGGCATTTCCAGTCTGTTCAAGGCCCTGGGAACTTTAATCCGGACAAAAGATAAAACCGTCCTGGTAGCAATCCTACCACTTCCAGGATGGTTTATCCTGGATGAATGTATTATCCACCAAACGCCATTGGAAAGCAAAAAGCTGATTGGTTTTGATTGGCATTACTGGCCCATGCCGAACGATTGGATAAAGGAAATGCAGGAACTGAAAAAAAGCCAAGTTGAAAAGGGGATTAACCGTAATGGATTTTGAGCGGATTGTAATGATTGTTGTGGGCGGAGCGGTAGGGTTGATGTTCGGTCTTATTGGAAAGGCGCTGTGGGATCACCAGAAGGTCGGAAGAGTTGAGAGAAGAGCCGTTTACACCCTGGAAACGGATTGTGAAAAAAGGCGCCTTGATTGCTGTGTTCCTATTTTAAAAAAAGATATCGCTCAAATGGATACCCGGCTTAAAGAAACAGAAAAACAATTAGGACAGGGCAGAAGCGATTTTAAAATTATTATCGAAGACATCTCCTTGGTTAAACAGTCTCTCGCAGGCATGCCCAACCACGCTGAGTTTGAAGGAATGAAAAGGGATTTGGCTGCGGTCAGTAAAAGCTTGTCCGGCATTGAGGCGGTTATAAAATACGTTTTAGATGACAAAAAGAGGGGTGAATGATGGCGGATTTTAAACCATGTTTTGAAAAAGTAATGGCGCTGGAAGGTGGCTATAAGATTACCAATGATCTGGTGGACCGGGGAGGTATGACCTATGCCGGGATATCCAGGACAAGGCACCCTGCCTGGCCTGGATGGGCCAAGATCGACCGCAAAGAATTTGATGATGAATTAAACGGTATGGTCGAGGTCTTTTACAAAATAGAATTCTGGGACAAGTTCCAGGGAGATGTGATCGGTTCCCAGAGCGTGGCCTATAACCTATATGAATTCGGCATCAATGCTGGCATCCAGATGTCCATTAAACTTTGTCAGAAAATCATTGGTGTCGCTGTAGACGGAATTTTCGGACCGGCATCCATGAAGGCCTTGAATAAATTTGCGGCCGGAGAAAAGGACGAAAAGATTTTTGTTTTGTCTTTCAGTCTTTTAAAGGTGCTGCGGTATAACCATATCACCCTTAATGATCCCAGGAGGGAGCATGATCTGCTCGTATCCAACCAGAAATTTATTTGTGGTTGGCTGAATCGTGTTGCGGCTGGCCTGGAACATTGGGGTCTCAGGTATCCGTAGGGGGCATGGAATGTTCAGGGCCTGTCCGACTTGCCAAGGCTGGGGCATACCTATTGGGGCAATGGTTTTGCGGGTTGAGGCCTGCCCCAGGTGCAGGGGGTCAAAAATAATTAATGAATACACTGGGCTCCCCGGATGGATGGACGATTTATCAGAATTAACAGAAGATTATCAAAAAGAAAGAGGTGAAAATGTCCTTTGATTGGAAAAAAACACTCGGGACTGTGGCACCCGGTATTGCCACAATGTTGGGCGGGCCCCTGGCCGGTACAGCCACAAACGCGCTTATGTCTTTTTTTGGTATTGACGCTGGGGCCGTAGATGTAGACGATCAAATTCAACAGGCCGTTCAAGCCATGACGCCTGCTCAGATGATCGAGCTTAAAAGGGTGGAAAACGAGCTGCTTGTCCAGCTCAAAAAGGCAGACATTGACATTTTCTCCGCAGAGGTATCAGACCGGGTTTCTGCCAGGGAGCAACATAAAATTTCATGGACTCCGTCTATCTTGACATATCTTCTTATCCTTTGCGCCGGAATCATCGTCTATTTTGTCATGACGAATAGCCTTGAAGGAGTGCAAAACGCGGATAAGGGCCTGGTGGGAACCGTAATCGGTTACGTTTTCAGCGAACTGAAACAGGCCACTGGATACTGGCTCGGGTCCAGCTTTGGAAGTTCTCAAAAGAACTATACTATTCAAGGTGCATTGAAAAATCAAGGTCCGGTTTAAGCCGTCAAACAGGGTGATAGCCTCCCGGATCGGAGGCGGATCACCCTGGCTGGTTACTTTTTAAATCCTGATACTTTTCGAGCAACTCCTGAAGTAATGGTTCGATAACCTTCTCTTTAATAAATTCCTCAACATATTTTCGATATTCTTCCGGACAGTGTTTTTTAACCCAATCGGCGATACCCTCTTCAAAAGCGTCATGGATTTGCTGGTCTGGATTTTTTTGCAATTTGTTATTCCTTTTTATATTGGCACGTCTGATTCGAACCGAATCACCGCCAGCCAAACCCGGATGCTATAGGCAGTGACATTTCCGGCTAATGGAGAGTACACCTTTCCCATTTAGTTGCCATAATGAGCCCAATCTCTCTACGTGCCAATTTTTAATAATATAAGTCAATCCATATCTAAAATCAATTGGATAAAGCTGGTTGGGTTAAATTCTTAAATGTGCTGTGCATGTGCTGACCTATCATTTCATAGCCAATATTGACAAGGCTTTTCGGGCGTGACTGCGGGTTCAACTCCCGCCGCTGAAAATAAAATAGAATTGTTCTCCAGGTCTTGCGCTTAGTCTTGCGCTTTTACTATAAAATATGTAAAATACGCCTGTTTTGATAAAATCGTGCAAACCAAAAACCGCCCATTCTAAAGGGTTTGACTGTGCATCAAGGATGTTTGAAAATGGCGGTCTGCTGACTACGAATCAGGGGGTCGGGGGTTCGAATCTCTCCGGGCGCGCCACCAAAATAAAGGGTTTCCGCTTCCAGGTGTAAACCCTTTTCCTTTTAGTCTTGCGCTGAAGTCTTGCGCTTTTTAAAATTAAGCACATTTTCAACTCCATTTAGAGAAATATCCAACCTGTCCATTGCCTCCTGATCCGATCCCTTAATTGAATGTAAATAAATGTCTGTTGTCTTAAAATTTGAGTGTCCCAAAAGGCCTTGAATTGTCTTAGGGTCCACTCCCTCTTTCATCAGCTTAGAGGCCCCAAAATGCCTCAACGGATGGAAACGGAAATACTTGACACCCGCTTTCTTGCACAGCGTGGACATGATCCTTTTCCGGCCTTCATATGGGCCAGTTACCCATTCGCCTTCCATCCTGCTGTAATAATTATGGAAGAAGACCCATGGTGTATTGTTGCCGGACAGTCTCCTTCTCAAAACATCTTCCAGGGTCCGGCACATGGGTATGATCCTGGGAACCAGATTTCCTCCTTTCGTTTTCCGGGTGTAAAGCCGGACTGTTTTGTTTTCAAAGTCCACGTCCTTCCATTCCAACCGGTTCACTTCTGACACCCTGGCCAAGGTCAAGGCAATCGTCCATAGATAATCCCTGGTCTCTCCTTCGGATGCCATGATAACCCGGATCACGTCTTCTTGTGATGGAACATACTTGGCTTTCTTTTCAACCGGGAAGAAGCTTATGCCGTCGGTTGGGTTATCGATAAACCATCTATTTGGGGCCTTGATGCCAAAATTAAACACCGATCTCAAGGCCCTGAGTTCTTTGTTTGCGGTATATGCTGACACTGAGTTTTTCAACTCAATCAGGTATTCAGCGATATCAGCCGCCGCAATATCATAAATGGTTTTATCTTTCCATCTTCTGGCCCATCGTTTAGCCATGTACACATTGTCCTTATAGTGTTTTTCTGTCCGGTACGCTTTGATATGATCCAGGCATGATTCAAGAAGCATTAAAAAGCCCATGTCTGTCACTTCTTTTTTCGGGGGTTTCTTTAACTCCTTTTTTCTTTCGGCTTCCGCTTCCAGGGCATCCCGTTTCTTCAGGAATCCTGCCCCGGTGTATGGCCGTTTGTTCAGCCGAAAATAATACTCGTACCATCCCCGGCGGTCGTTGAAATAAACGCTCATAAATCTCCCTCCTTGGGGGGAATATCAGTGAGCCGCCAACCTTCACGCCGCCCAACAGCTTGAAGTTTTTGTAAACCCAGGCGTTGGATTTCTTCAAGAGGGCGGCAACATCCTTGACGCACGATGTTTCAATATCATGGTCCGGATTGTTTTGAAAGTGGGCGGTATAGGTCAAGGGTTATTTTCCCAGTAAAATTGACGCGGTTATTGTTGGCCGTGCAAATTGCCTTTGCCATTTCATCCAGTCAAATGATCGCTGACCAACTTTGTCACGGTAAAGCATGGCCATGGGCATGAATCCGGCGGCAAAGGTTTCTTTCATCCGGATTAAGGCCTTGTCAAAAGAATCTCCTGGATATCCACACAGGACATAGGCCCGTAAAGTATGGCTGGCTCTTGTCCATCCGGCCTCTATGAGCATTTTCCCGGCACAGATAAGTGGTTCAAGATCGTCCGGGGTATCGTATGCAAAAAACATCTGCTTCGGATGGAGTTCCCTTAATTTTTCTACATGCCAGGGTTTTAAACGGGCCGCTTCCAGGCCCCCGGTAAATTCAATCGGTTTGCCGTATTTCTTTTTACCTTCTTTCAGCATTTCAAAAACAGCATTGATATGGCTGTCAGAACAGGCAAGGATGTTGTCATCCAATAAATTGTATCCCTCAGTGATCGGAAGTTCTCTAATCTCATATCCTTCACGTTTCCAGACCGAACAGAACCAACACCGGTTCGGGCATCCCCTTGAGGTTAAGACATACCCATTTTTGACATACAGGCCGGGCGTAAAATCAAAGCCCTTTTCACCGGTTGCAGGACCGCCTATTTTAACCTGGGCCACATGCCGCCATTCTTTTTCAAGGCGTTCTGCTTTTTCCAGATCCCAGGAAAAAAGGGCAGAGATATGGACCTCATCAGCTTCATCAAAGAAGCCAGGGCCGGTATTTATTCGAACCATATCATCATCAGGTGTGGCCGCTGTTTTTGTGGGGAATACTCTGATTATTCTGGTCAAGGGTTATTTTTCCTCCTTCACAATCCGATATCCGTTTTCACGTATCCATGCGAATGCACTCTTGGCGTTTTTAAGACATAAGCCGACATGGGAAGGGTCTTTACACCATTCCTTGTATCCTATGTCACACACCTCATGGCAGAAATCAGATGGGTTGATTTCTGACTTAGCCTCAAGATACTCGATGTATTCTTTGGCCTCATAAATAAGATCAATCAATTCACAGGCCAACTCCGTAGAACTTCTCTCATGCTTGGCAATACTTGTATAATATTCAAAATCCGGTCTTTTTGGTTTGTTCAATTTATCCTCCTGTAGCCTGCTTCTTGCATAGCCACAAAGTTCCAGTAATGATGGAAAACGCCTTTGTTTCTATTATCCGTTCTAAAGCTCCCGAATTCTGGGCCGTTAAATGCCCCGTGCACAGCCAGAGCGTAGGCAATAAAACACCTGCCAGCATACACCGTCATATCCTCGTTTCCTTTCTTGTAGCCTTTTTGGTACTCTTTCAGTTCTTGCTCTGTCATTTCAGCCTCGGCTCAACGTGTTCCTGGGTAATGGTGGTCTCCGGGACAAATTCTGTTGAGCGTATTTGTTGTTCTTGATCCAAAATGACGTAAATCCATCCTTTATAAACTCTTAGAATATTAATGTTGAATGCTCCTAAGTAAATTATTACAGTATCGTGCATCCCCATGTCTTTCAGTTCTTGCTCGGTCATCACAACCCCCTAAGTTTATTGGGATACGGCATGTACAGTTTGGGCTTGCCTTTTCCTTCCGCTAATACTTCCACCAGATAGCCTATTTCTGCGTTGCATGGGACGCTCAACCCATCAAACATCTTTTTATGGTTTGGGAATAGTCTTTCCACAATGGCGTATGGATAGTCCCGCCAATTTCTTGCTTTACCGTTAAGGATGTATACCACCTTTCCTGTTTTTACCTTATTGCGGCCCTGTGCTTGAGAGGCCCATGTTACCAGATCGCCTATCTTAAATTGATCGGTCATTTCTTTTCTTCCTTCTTTATTGACTCAGTAATTTCTTTTGGTAAAACCAGATACGAATCACACTCGTTTTTATTGTTTATGCCGATAGTGGTACATCGGCATTGAAACAAGTCGTCGGATCTCTTTTTTGCATGGATACATCGGTTATTTGCGCAAATTATCAAAGTCATTTAGACCCCCTTGGTTTAAAGTTTTTCTTTCTCAATTGCAGGGCTTAGATTAGGATGTCGAAGCGGTTCATTTGTCCTTGCCTAAAAAAGATATTCCGTCTGTCAATGTTTTAATCATTTTCTTATTTGCAGACAGAAATGACTCAGTTTTCTGCAACATATCTTTAACATCGTTATGGAAGTCATATCCTCTGTCCAAGTCAAATTCTTGTCCAACGGAAAGTTTTGGCATTTTGTTGTAATAAAGATTTCTAAATTTTTCTAACTCTTCATTAGTTACAGAACAAACATATTCTTCACCGGGCTGTATAATTCCAATTACTTTCATCGTTCATCTCCATCCCCTGGTTGACCCAGGATTAAAGTTTTTCGTATTCTTTTTTAAAAGCATTATAAAATTCAATCTTGTCCATAAATTCAACACCTTCTGCGAATAGGTATGAAACAGAATCGTAGAAATTATTAAACGCTTCAAGCCTTCTTGATGCAAGCATCAAAACAATATCGGCGTCTCTATCAAATTCAGCCGGAACCCTCATGGTAAATTCATAATCAAAAGCTTTTTTGCCTTTTGTGATGGCGTTTGAAAGCTCTTCAAGCCTTTTGATTATTGCTTTATCTGGAACATCTTTTAAATATTTATATTTCGTGCTCAAGGCCAACTCCTTTCGGTTTAAAGTTTTTCAATTTAAGCTGATTGTTCGTCTTGCCATCATCCCATATCCCTGTCATGTCAATCCCGCTGCCATGCTTCTCAATGTGGGCCTTGACTTTATCCTCGGGAATCTCGCCGCAGGATATCGATCCAGTAAGCAGTAGGATTAACAGGGCTGAGATGATTACGGACTTCATTTGTTTCTTCCTTTTCCTAAAACTTCTTGCAGGTTTTCTTTTTTGTCGGCAATTTGATATGTATATTGCAGTAATACCAAGTCTTGCCATGGTACTCATCCCAATCGTAATCAAAACGACGGCAGTTTTTGCAGCAATCGGGAATCAGGCCGTAAATGCTAATCATTCCTCACCCTCCCAATATTTTTCAATCATCTCGCATATCTTCGCCCTGGCCGCTGGTGTGACTTTTGAAAGGCACTTCTCAGGGACTTGCCAGCCGCAATCGTCCATGTAATCCGAAAACGTTTCCCACAACTCTTCAAACGTCCAGTCTCCGAAAAAATTGTCTCTGAAAGAAAGACAGTCGGAACATGTGTGGTGGGTACATGCCTTGCCATCATATTCCCCCCTGTACCATTCGAAAACATCCCCCTTATTGATTTGCCTGTCACACTCTCCACATTTCAGGATAAGCAGGTCTGAATTGTTTGTTAAAACCTCTCGCTGTGGGTTTTCGTATCCATCTCCAGCATACCCGTCTATTGAACAACTGCATTCCATCATTTCTCTCCTTTCAAAAACTCATCACGCCACAATTTCAGGTCAAACATTGAATCAAAAACCGGTATGCCCCTTTCCTCTGCAAATTTGATTTCGGCGTCAACCCCTCCGCCGTCGCCTTTGCCTGAGATAACGAGGATAGCGTCCGACACTTCCAGCCATGCCAGGGAAGCGGCGTAAAACATTTCTTTATCCAATTTTTTAAGGCAAAGGTGTTTTACATATCCAGCGTCATGCCATGGGCAGAACGGGGCATACCCATTATAAAATAGGTCTCCGCAGGCTTTTTCTCCCATGCCTATATTTTTGAGGACTGATATCACATCCGGACCTGAATATTTTCCTGCGACATAAATACGGAGTGGTAGTTTTTTTCTGTTTGCGTTTTCCTGGTAGGTCATGCTGATTTCCTTTCTTCAAAATAATCAAATAGCGACGGTGTTTTCACGTTTCGCTCTTGTGCCTCACAATATTTCACACTGTCCAGGAAATAGCCGTGGTTAAGCTCTGATCCCCTGCCTTTTCTTCCAAGCTCAAGGGAAATATATGGGACCGTCCCAAGGCCGCAAAACGGATCATAAACAATGTCACCCTCATTGCTGTACCGGGTGATTATCCGTTTGACTATATCCGTTTGAAGAGGGCAAAGATGGAGTGCCACATTACGTTTAGACTGCTTACTGTTCAGGGTCAGCATACGGTTAATATCTGACCAAACATTATAATCATGAGATTCCGGAGCGATGGCCATGAACGTTGAGGGTAATTTCCCGGTAACGTCAACCTCTTCACCTATTTTCACATGGTGATCATAGTCGTAAATGTTCTCAAGCTGATACTTTTTGAAAAGCTCAAGGAATTGTTTTGTTGGCATGTCCTTCAAAAGCTCAGTCTGGATCATGGTATTCCCGGAAGATCGCCAAAAAGCATGAGCGTCGATTTGCCATCTGGCCCTGCTGTATTCTGTTTTTGTTTTCTGTATTGGCTCATCGGCGTAACCCCTGGTACGGTCAGTTTGAGGTTTCCGGAAAATCAGAACATATTCCGGGGAACCTACACCCATTTTTGATCCGTCTTTGCACTGTTCTGTCCATCCAAGGCGGTACGTTTGGTTATTTTCCCGGACCACATCGGTAACGACCGTCACCATCCCCATGTAATCAAACCCGTGTTTTATGCTGTGAAAAAGGCATTCAGCATGGAAGGGGGAAACGGTGGGAGCACCCTTCCCTGTCACATTGCCAAAGTTGATTCGGTCCTTGGTGTGGCAAGCGTAAATCCTGCCGGGTTTAAGTATCCTTAAAAGCTCGGGGGTCAAGAAATCCATTTGATCCCAAAAATGTTGATTGTCTTTGGTAAACCCAAAATCATTATAGGAAGGGGTATATTCATAATGATTTGCAAAAGGGATTGATGTATGGATCAGCCCGACAGAGTTGCTTTCAATCAGCTTGACCTCTTCCACGCAATCGTTATTTGCAAGGATAAAGTTTTTGCCATTGACCTCAATCCTTTTAGCTCCGATTGATCTTTGAAGCTCTTTCATCATTTCGGCATTTGATAAGCCGTATTTTTGTATAAGTGCTGTCATTTTCTCCACCATATGGTCATGATTTCGCCATTTCTTTTTAAGATTTTGTAAAACGCCTATTTCAGAAGTCGCATAGATGATGTGGATTTCACATTCATGTCCCTGCAGAAACCTATAAATTCTGTGAATGCTCTGGATAAAATCATTGAATTTAAAGCCAATTCCAAGGAAAATAGATTTGTGGCAATGCCGCTGGAAATTGCAGCCTGATCCTGAAAGGATTGGTTTTGTTGCCAGGTATTTGAACTTTCCATCTGAAAAATCAACGACCTTGCCTTCCCTCAGGTCAAGGTCCTGCGATCCGTAAACCTCAACGGCTTCTGGTAATAACTTTTTAATGGCATGCCTTTCCGCTTCCTGGTCATGCCAAAGAATATAATGAGAATCAGGATCCTTGTTGATAATATCCATCATCTTATCAATTCTGTTGTCTATGCTGGTTCTCTTTTCCCTTGATGCGTCAATGGCCGAAAGGGAAGCATCGCCGAACATAAGTTTTTGGCCGTCTCTTTTGTCGATCCGGTCAACATCTGCCGCACTGACTTCATGATAGAATATTTTGAGAGGAGGGAGGTCATATCCGGTATCATCATAGCCAAGATCGGATGGCTTCTGCAGGAAGATCGCCCATGATGCCACCCATATCCAAAATTCATTTTCCATGTGGGGAAGGAGGGTTAAATTATTCGCCTGGGTTGAGTCTCTTTTAAAGAATCTGGTAAGGGCCTGCCGGGTATCCATAACACCAAGAAAACCGGCATAATGGATCAATTCTTTAAATCTATTCGGGGAGGGCGTAGCCGTGGCAACAAATTTATATTGCACCGATCCGAAAATAGATAAAAATTCCTGAAAGGTTTTCGATCCGTATGATCTGAGGCAACTGGCCTCATCCAGGGAAACGGCATTGAATTGATTGATATCAAGCCGACCGTCCCGGACGGATTCATAATTCGTGATATAAATCCCGTCGCCGTCGAGTTCGTGCGTCCACCTGATAAACTTGATCTCTATACCAAGTTTGGCGGCATCAATTTTAAACTCCTGCCGGACACCAAGCGGGGCAATGATCAACTGCCGGCCGCTTTCATACTTTCCGATGATCCTTAAAATTTCAAGCTGAATAAAAGACTTGCCAAGGCCGAAAGATGCAAATATAGCCCTGCATCCGCCCTTGATGGCCCACTGGACGATATCTTTTTGGTGAGGTTTCAGGATTGGATTGATTTCAGATTGATTGATATCAAAGCCAGTGAGGGCGGAAATGGCGACCTTGGCCTTGATGAACTCCTGATAATCCATCAAACCGCCCTCCGAATCGTAACCCGCCGCTCGCCCTTTCGGCGCTCAGGAATAACGGATGTATAGGAAAATTGTCGGCGGTCTCCGGTTGATCTGGGGGTCATTTGGGCACCTCCGATACTTCATATTCTGTTTCAGGCACAGTTCCAGACAGGATAGCGTTGCCGCAAGTGATACGGCCAAGGTCTTCATCTATTGAAGGAATAAAAACCAGAACATCAAACCCCGCATCTTTTAACTCTTCCTCAATTTTTTTGTATGGGGTGTATGATGTGTACCCGCCTGTTGTTTTGATATCATTAGTGCTACAAGCAGTTGTCATGTGGAGCGGGGTTATTTTTGTCATGAACTTTTTTGGGCTGAATAGTTTTGCCAGCAGGGAGGCATTTATGATTGATGAATCTGACAAGGCAAAATTCAAGGCATATTTTCTTCCGACTGGATCAGGTAGTCTTAATGCCATATCAGCAACATCTTTCAGCATGTGGGCTCTTCCTGAAAAAAGATAATTTCTCTGAGAATCGCTGGTTGAGTTAATGCTAAACTGAAGCCCGGCATTACCACGGTAGAATTTGTTTTTCAATATACACCAGTGTTTTAGATATCTAAGCAAATTTCTGTTTTGTTTTGGCATCATTGTAGAAACTACGGGATGAATCAGGGAATTGCCAAGATAGGGATAAATAACTTTTTTTATGTTTTGAGCACAATGAAGCACTCCCTCATTGAAAGTTGGTTCACCCATCCTTGCAAAATGGATGTTTAGCCGGTCGGTGCCGGTGATTTCTGGATGGAGTTTTATGGCCTTTATGATTTGGTTGTTTAGGTCTGATAAGGTTGCGTTTTTGCCGTGTCCAACCTTTGGAACATCACAGAATTTGCAACCCATAGAACATCCGTATTGCGTGCTGATGGTGACAACCCACTTCTTTTCAAGCGGCATTATATCGCCGTTTGGCACGCCCTCTATTTCATTATCAAGGCTCATGAAAGAGGCTTTAACGTTCTTTTCTTTCCCATAGTCACCTATTGACAGAAATTCTATTTTGCCTTTTTCGCCATCCCCAATAAGAATGTTACCGGTTGGGACTTTTATGTTTTTGATTATTTTCATTTGGGCACCTCCGTTTTTTCAACCGTGGCCGGAGGATTAATCCTGCAAATCAAATCTACCAGGGCTTCCATTTTGGGCATCCGCCATATCGTGTTCGCATATGTTTGGGGGTTGCGCCCCAAGTGGTGCTTGTTCGCTTCGATATAGCCCTGGACATCGCTCAGGAATAAAGAGGGGTTGTGTTCTGTTTTGCGGGTCCAGTCGGATGAATAAACCCTGGCATTGTCAATGTTGTCTCTGATGTACTCAATCCATTCCTCTTCATATTCTCCAAGATATGATTGATCTTTTATCCCCAAACACTCCGTTTGTTCTTTCATGAATTTATCGTATTCTGCCTGAGCCGCTTCTGCATATTCTTCGGGCGTATAATTTTCGCATCTGCCATGGTCGAAAATCTGAATTATTTCCCCCTCATCATTGAAATTTGGCTCAAGTTTTTCGCTGGATGGCTCCCAATATCTCGGGGCTGCCTGGACGTGGTACGGCTGGGTTTGAAGCTCTTTTGACAACGCCATTAAAAGTTCATAGTCTTCGTTGGATAGGAAGATTGGTTTCATTTCACCACCCCCATACGAAGCCCGGAGAAATACGGAATCCAGGCGGCGGCGTGAAGGCGCTGCAAATGGATTGCAGAATCAGAGAATGAATCAATGAAATGAGTCTCGGATTTAAGACTATTTGAATTTGTTCTGGAAAAAGAAACCGGAACGGATTTTCCGATCTTCTGTTGGTGGGTCTGGTTTTTCATTATTCCCTCCCATTCGCAGCGCACAGGGCTTGCAGCATAGGTTTATTGGCTTTCCAGAAATCAAGAGCATCACTCTCCATTTTTGATATCCGATCATCATCAAATGACCACCAATTTGATATGGAGTGATATTCATATCCTATTTTCATGTCCTTATCAAAAATAATGATAGGCCACCGCAAACCTGATATTTGAAGTGGGGTATATTTAATTGTGGTTTTTTCGCCGTTGGCTCCGTACAGGTTGGCTCCGTACAGGTCGGCTCCGGACAGGTCGGAGCCAACCTGTACGGAGCCAA